AAAAAAAAGAAAGTTAAAGATAAAAAAATCAAAATAAATAAGAAAACTGCAAAAATTAGTTTATAAAATGAGTGAATCAAGTGAATCAAGTGAATCAAGTAAAAAGGAATTAAATAAAATTAATATGATTTTACCAAATAACTTAAATGAAATAAAAACTAGTATTGATATTATTTTAAAAAAAGATGAAGAAATAATAAAAAAATATATAGAACGTATTATATATACTTCAAAAATACCAGAAAATATAATAGAACAATTAGATAAAGTATTTCAAGATGTAAGAGAAAATCTTTTATAATTTATAATATAAAATTTTTTCCATTTTTTAATTAATTTTTTTCCATTTTTATTTTATAATTTATTTTATAATCTAAATATAACATTAAAGTATATAACATATAAAATATAAAATTATCATAGTATCTAGACATATATAAAATGATAATTGACGAAAATTTAATATTTGTTTCTTTAATAACGATATTTATTGTATTTATAGTTTATAAACAACCATATTTAATTGGTATTCTAGCATTAATTACATTATTCTACTATTTATATAAAAATCGTTTTACAAATCCAAAAGATTTTTTTTCATATGTTAAAAATAAGGTAATTGAAACATTTGAACCTTGTAGTTCAGGAAATCTTGCATATTGTGGTAATAATGATACAACTAATAGCAATTTGACATTTCTTCCAGAAATTATGAGAAGCTCTCCAATAGATAAGCAACTTAATAAAATAAATAATATGGATAAAGTACAATTAAAACCAGAAGACTATCAAATTGATAGACGTCTTAATTTTGGTATATCTATATCTATTGATGAGATTATTAGAGCAGTACCACCATTAATAGACCATAAACTATATCTAGAGAAAGTAATTAAATTTATATTAAGTATTAAAACTGACGACCCTATACAAAAAGATTTCTTGGCTAAAAAAATATGTAATAAAATGACAAAAATATTTTATAATGCATATAATACTGTTAGTGATAAGAAATATACTATTAATACATATAATGAATTATTATATTCTGAAAGAGAATTTAATGATACATTAAATATATTTGTATTTCTAGGTATGAATGATAATGATACTAGAACATTAGAAGAACTTCAAAAAGAATTTAAAAATTTAAATGATAAATTAAATGAATATATAATTGAAAAAGTAAATGATATATTACCAAATGATTATGATATTACAACAAGCTTTTTACCACACAAAGATGAACCACAAGGTGTAAGTATTTTTGATTACTATATAAAAATATAGGATTTATTTTATTTATTTTATTTATTAATTTTTGAATTTTTATTTATTATAATTAAATTAAAATAAATAATTATAATAAATAATTCTAAATAATTCTAAATAATGCTAAATAATGCTAAATAAAAAAATTGATTTAAAAATATTTAAATATAATAATATAATTAGAAAATATAATTAGAAAATATAATAAAAATGATTATACCAATTCGTTGTTATACTTGCAGTAAATTACTTGCTGATAAATATGAATATTATGAAAGTGAATTACTTCGAAAAAAACTTGCTATAAAAAATGATGAAGATGATTTAGTAGATAAAATGTCAAATGTTAATTTAAATAAAGACCCAATAATAATTAATATTAATGCTTCAGATATTCAAAAAACTATTGCAGGTGAAATTATGGATGAATTGGGACTTATTCGTATATGTTGTCGAAAAGTTATGTTAACTAGTATAAATATTATTGATGAAATCTGAAGCGAGGGCTTCAGCCCCTCGCGCTCCCTTGTTATGAAAGGAACCCAGTTTCCTTTCAAACCTCCTTTGCGAGGGCTTCAGCCCCTCGCGCTCCCTTGATATAATAAAATTAATCTTGATTTTATAATAAATTTTAATTGTTAATATTTTATGTTTTTTACTTTAATTGTTTTTTTACTTTAATTGTTTTTTTACTTTAATTGTTTTTTTTATATTTTAAAAATGTTAAATACTGAGAGGCTTTAGCCTCTCTAGAGTTTGCGCGCGGGATTTTCTAAATCCTGCACGATTAGGATGAAAACATTAATCCACACATACCATTTTTAATTCTCAAAATATTATAATTTGTAGCATAAATGCTTATCATTCCTTCAGAAATATTTGGATTGCAAGTAAATTGTAACGTAGCATTATCTATTTTACTAAAGTTACAAGTTCCACTAGGTTGCATATTTTCAGGGTCAATTGCAAATGAATACATATATATATATTGTCCTGTACCACAAGAATGATTTCGATATGGTTGATATAATCTAAAAAAAGTAGCTGGTAATTCTTCAAATCTATCATTTCCATTATATCTTAATTGTATTTGGTCGAATGGTTCTGTTAATTTTAAATTTGGTGTTCCATAATTAGAAACACTAGAATAATTATAGTAGTCATTTGCATTAAGTGCATCTGTACTTCTGTATAACCAAAAAATTTCTTTTACAGGATGATTAAAATATATTCTAGATGTAATATTTATTATATCTGAAGGTACATTATATGAATTTGTTTGTTGAAATTGTTCTATTAGATATTCAAACATATCTTGTTTAGCAAACTTAGTTCTTTCAAATACATCTAAATAAATGTAATTACAAATTAACCCTGCTTTTTTTATAATAGGAATACTATCTGGTGTTGTTGATGTTAATTTATACCAACATTTATCAAACTGCTTAAATTGGACTACAATTTTTACATCTGTATATTGCATAGATATTAATGGCAATGCACGTTCAACACTTCTGCAAAACCAAAAAGGCAGGGGTACTAGTAATTTTACTGCGTTATATTGTGAAGTATTGTTAAATGTTATTATTTTACCAATCATATTATAAAGTGAATTTTTAGTTCCTAATTGTGTAGTTAATTCAAACCAAGTATCTAGCATTTCACCTGTAATACGGTCAATTGGTTCTCCACCTAATTGTATTTCTACCCAATCAATCATAAAACACCCAACACTATTTACCCAACTAACATAAGTTTTTAAAGCAGGTAGTTCTATTTCCAAAATTATATCACTAAGTAAATCAGCTTTTTTATCTATAATACAAGTAACTCTTTTACCAAAATCTGGAGATTCTGTAAATATTTGTCTAATAGGTTCAATTGCAAAATTAGTATAACGCCTATAAACAGATTTAAAATATGAAAACTGTGGATTACCAATTAAATATGTATCTTGTTGCCCTCTTGCTATAAGTTCAATTAAAGTTCCTGCTCCCATTTTATTATATTACCCTATTTAATATATAGTTATTTATTTCTTATTTTTTACATAAGTATTATTTTATTTATTTTATTTATTTTATTTATTTTATTTATTTTATTTATTTTATTTATTTATTTTATATAATTACTATATGATTTTTTTTATTTATCAAAATAATTAATTTCTTTTAATAATTTAATAATAAATAATTATTTAATATTAAATATTAATAAAATTTTATAGTTATCTAAAAATAAATATGGCTTCACTTACAAATAATACAGATATAACCAATTTTCTAACAAATGGTATAGAAACTTTAATATGTTCTGATTTTGAAGGTACATTACCAACAGAACAAATAAAAAAATTTGAAAGTGTTTTTATAAATTCTAATATTGATTCAAATAATAATCTTGATTTAAATCAAGATTTAAATCTTGATCCTACTAATCCTAAACAAATAGTATATTTAGGTGATATTTTTGATAATACTGGCGGATGTACAAGTTATAACAATACTAATTATTGTGCCCTTAAAATTCTTAAATATCTTGTTGATTATCCTGAAAAAAGTAGATATGTAGTTGGTAACCGAGATATTAATAAAATTAAATTAGTTCCACTTTTGCAATTTGCAGATGATAGTAAATGGTGGTTGTTATCTGAATCTGAATCTGAAAGTAAAACATGGTTTCAGAATAAAACAAATGGTAAAATATGGAAGAAATCTTCAAATATACAACCATATGAAGTAATTGCAATTAATTTATTAAATAGTAGTATAAAAAGTAGTATTTGGAAAGTTGAAACAATGGAAAAATATATACCATTTTGGTCAAAAAAAACAGAATTAAACACACATTGGATTAATAAAGATGGAAAATGTATTAAACCAATGATTACTTTATATGATAGATTTTTACGAATATTTGGACTAGATACTTCTGAAGGTACAATGAGTGCTGAAAATACATTAAAATATATTCCAGATGAATTATTTCCAGAACTAGTTTCAGAACTAGTTTCAGATCAAGTTCCAGGTCAAGTTCCAGGTCAAGTTCCAAGTCAAGATCAAGTTAAAGTTCCAGAAATTCAAGTAATAGTTAATAAGATTAGAAACAAAATAGATAAAAAAACATTAGAAACAAATATAAAAAATAGTACAACATTTACTGAAAATATTAAGACAAACGAAAAAAAAAAATTAATGAATCAGGAAGAAATAACTAAATTACTTAATAAATTTATAGATTATGAAATACGTTCTGCAATAGTATTTACAGTATTTATGCGTATGTTAGATAAAGATTTATATAAACAAAAAACTATGCCTATTAGTTTTTCTTTAAATAAAATAGGTGATTTAGATGGATATTTATGGAAATATTTAACTACAGCATCACCAGCTTTATATGCAAAACAAAATAACGATTTATTATTATTTTCTCACGGTGGTATTACACAAGAATTTATAACAACAACAAATAATAAAAATGGTTTAAATATTTTAAATGAAATGGATTTAGATGAATGGGGAAAAGTATTAAATGGAAATGCTATAGATAAAAAAATAACATCCACACCAAGTGCTACAGATAACAATATACCAGAAAAACAAAGTGATATAAATATTATTGAAAAAATAGAATCATATAATAAATTATATTTTGAAATATTAAATAGATGTTTTGAAAATTTTAAAAAAAATGAGTTTAATAAAGAAATTATGGTATTATTATCAATTTCTGCACCTGCAGAAAATAATTCAGTAATTTTTAATAATGGTTATACTACTAGCAATCTTTCTCCTATACAACCAAAATTACCAATAACCTCTATTTTAACAAAAGAAGGAGAAAATATAAATGTATTTAATTTTTGTGGTCATGCATCTGCAGGTTTTGGTTATGGATTTAAAAAAGTAGCAGATTATATGTATTTTATAAGTACGGATTTTTCTTCATCTTTATATAAAAAAGGTATTTGTTCTCCAACATATAATGATAATTTTTTATCATTAACTATTAAATATGTTGCAAATTTATTTAAACTTCATCTTAATGGTAAAATTTTTTTAGATAGTACATTTATTGATAATAAACCACAAATAAAAAAAAATAAAGAAGGAATAATAACAAATACAATACCTGCAATAAAAATTGGTGATAATTCTAACAGTATTTTTAGTAGTGAATTAGAAAAATATCAAGTAATTGTTGTTAATGATAATTTTGAGAATTTAAATAAAAGTGAGATATCAGTAAATCAAGAAGGAGTATTAGATGATAGTTTTTTTAAAAGAAACGAAAATTATTATGATAAAGACTTTATATTTAATGGTATGGTAACATATGGAGGCAAAAATTATGATCAATATTCATATTTTAATTTTATTAGCCCAGCTAAAACTAGAACTATATTAATATTATCTCCTTCTAACATTGATGAAGAAATGTTAGGCGGAAATCGTAAAAATCTTAATAAATATAAATCTATTAAGAAAAATAGAAAATATAAAACAAAAGGTAAATTATTTAAGAAAAATTCTACAAGGAATAGAAAAATGAAAAGTAATAAGAAACATTAAAAATAGTGTATTTTATGGAATTTTATGGAAAACTAACAAAAATTGAATTTTAAATTATTCTATTTATAAAATGCGGTTTTATTTAAGATTAGTATTTATCTAATTTTATATATTACCACCTACTTCTACACACACACACACACACACAATCTCTCTTACTCTACTAAGTATATTTGTATAAATTACATTGTACTATACATGTGTATAAAGAAATATTTTTAATATACACATACAAAATGCTTATTTATATTTCTTTAATACAAGATTTATAAGCATTTATGGTGTTATGCACCAACTCGTGGCAGTTTAGCCACACGTGACGAAATGTCACAATTTATGTGTTATATATAATTTCATAAAAATAAAATAATACATACCATTTTTTTTATTTTTTCTTTTTTATTTTTTATTTTTTCTTTTTTATTTTTTTAATTTTTCTTTTTTATTTTTTCTTTTTTTAATAATTATAATTATAAATAATATTTAATTTTACACCTTTAGAAAGTTTTTATAACATAAAGATTAAGTCTATTAATATAATTATTATTTATTATTTATTATTTTATATATTAAAAATTTTTAAT